GACGTAAGCAGGAAAAGCAACAGCCAGCCCCAGCGCAGGCTAGGATCGTCATGCACAGCATTGTGCCTTGCCCGGCCTGCGATGCAGACAAAGCTGGATTCGGCGAATGGCTAAACCAGGGCTGGAGCATTGAAATCGTTGACGACGGAGCAGGTTTACCAGGGAAGTTATATCCCTGGTACGAAGTATATGATGCAGATGGTGTGGAATTTTCATTTGTCGGCAGGTTGAACGCCCAATCGTTTTCCGCGAACAAGAGAAAGGCCATGCAAAATGCTGCTAGCACAAATCGACCCTAACCAAGCCCATCGCTTTCTTACAGAAAGCAATTACACCGCTGCCGGTATCCTGCTTATTATTACTGCCGCCATCGGTTTCGGCATTTGGCGTATCTCCATTTGGATGGGTGCCCAGGTGCTTATCCCTGCTAGGGACCGAGCATTCAAGCATCTGGATACCGTGGACATGACAATGCGTGAAATATCGGGCAGCTTGCAAAAGCTATCCGAGATTCCGGTGCGGCTCGATAGGATCGAGGGAAAAGTAGATACTTTGACCGATAGAGTCGATAATATCGATGAACACATGAAAATGCAAGACGCTCGCGTTAAACCAACAAGAACCCATAACACAGGTGCTTAATGACCCCCCAGCAACTTAAAACACTCATCCTAGCCGACTCTGCCGCCTCGGCATTGTTCGCCCAGAAGCAAGACCAACAGTGTGCGGATCGCGAGCAACTCTGGCGTGAACTGGCCTCGATCAAACTGCGACTCGGAGAAATGGACTAAATGGACGCATTAGCGACCGAGCTACAAAAGCCAGAATACGCAGGGCTGAGCGATCAGGCAGCCGCTGACCTGATTAATGCCAAGATGGTATCACGGCGTGAGCTAGTGCCAACGTGGCTCGTCAAGCAGCATGGAATCGAAAACGGCTACTTCGCCGCAATCAAGATTGCTTCGTGCGATACCACGATCCCAGTCCAAGTGCGTGGCCTGTGTATTTCGGTCCTCGCATGGATCGATGACCAAGCTGGAAAGATTCAGTCGCTCGACATGGATCTTGCATCTACGCACGCAATGGTTCAAGGCTTGATCGCGTCTGGCATCCTGACTCAAGCACAAGCTACCTCGCTTGACCAATTGGCCGATCACGATGTGCGATGGGTCGACGATCAAGGCATCGGCGAGGTCGGTATCGGGTTGATCATCAACGCACGCAAGCAAATTGAGGCTCAATAGTGGCAGACGTAAAAGCAAATTATCCAGCAGCGTCCGACGTGACGATCACGCTCGCTTCGTTGGCAAGCGATACTAACCTCTTGGCAGGCCGCGAATCGACCGCTGTAGACAACTCAAGCAACCTCTATTTGGACTACTTGATCAGCGGAAAAATCACCGCTGGAACATCGCCAACAACGGCACGTTCAATCCAAGTCTGGGCAGTAGGTTCGTGGGACGGAACGACTTGGCCGGATGTTTTCGATGGCACGGACTCGGCAGAAACCATAACCAGTGCCAACCACAAAAACAGCGTCTGCCGATTCCTGGCTGAGATGGCGACAGACGCAACAAGCGATCGAGTTTATCACTTCGGGCCAGTCAGTGTCGCGTCAGCATTCGGTGGCGTGATGCCGAAATCGTTTGTGGTGTTCGTGGTGCATAACACAGCGGTCAACCTCAATGCCACCGCAGGCAATCATCAGATCCGCATTCAACCTTACTACGAGACGGTGACCTAGATGATTAACCGTTATGCGTCACTCAGGCAAGGCCTCGTCGGTGCGTGGTGTCCGTCACTTGGAGCGAGTGGCTTTCGATTGATCGACCGCAGCGGAAACAATAACCACGGCACGTTAACCAACATGGACCCAGGGACGGACTGGGTTCCGAGTGGTGGTCGGCTGGCGTTGGATTTTGATGGGAGTGATGACAGAGTACTGCTTTCCGATTCGCAAGCGTTACGTTTAACGGTGCAAAGTGCTTGCGTATGGTTTCGTTGTGGCGACCAAGGTTCTGCAAATCGAACAATTTACCAATCGTACAGTCAAGACACAAATGTTGCTGGATTTACTATTGGTATAAATGTATGGAATAACGCTGTTGCTCAAGACAGACTAACGTGTGTAATCGGCAAAAACACCGGGGCGATTCCTGCCGATTACGGGTTGTGGTATTCGACCGCAACGGTAGCAGATTCGCAGTGGCATTTCGGAGTTGTTGTCGTAAACCCAAACGGATCAGTGAGTTTTTTTGTTGATGGTTTAGCTGTAAACAGTACTTTGTTTTTAGGTGGGAACATGCTTCCTGCGTATAGCGGTTTTAATCAAGTGGCAATTGGAGTCGAGAAAATAAATTCTGCCTCCAATGGCAAGCACTGGAACGGTTCTCTCGACGACATCCGCATCTACAACCGCGCACTAACCCCCAGCGAAATCAACCTACTCTACACCGGCGGGCGTGGCGTGGGCTTGATGCCAGAGCGAATCAAACACCGACGCAAAACATCTGCTGCCGCTACGAATCGTCGCCGTCGAATTATCTGTGGAGCAAACTGCTAATGCAATTACTAAAGCAATCGACAGCATCGACGGTTTATGTTGGGCCGGTTCTTGACTCCGCTGGAGCTGCGGTAACGACTGCCGCACTCGGCGACTTTCGTTTGGTCAAAAACGGAACCGCGGCAACGCTAACCGGAGCGACCGTGACGCATGATGCGAATGGATACTACACAGTCGCACTAACCACAACCAACACCGACACGACTGGCCGACTGACGCTCGCGGTCGGCAACACGGCAATGTCGATGTCCACGCATCGCTTCAGTGTTCTATTGGCGAGTGTGTACGACGCATTGATTACAAACGCAACAAACGCAACGGGTGGACTGCCTACGGCAACGGGTGCGATTGCTGGACTCGCGGGTACGATTGCGACGACGACCAACATCACCGCAGCGACTGGCGTCGTACTCTCCGGAGTGACGCATACCGGAGCTGTGATTCCAACGGTATCGACCGTTACCAATGGCGTGACGGTGACAACGAACAACGACAAGACTGGCTACACGGCCTCTACGGTCAGCGATAAAACAGGATACAGCCTTTTAGCAACGACTGGCCTAGGCAATCAAACCGCGAATATCACAGGGAATCTAAGTGGTTCGGTGGGATCGGTGACGGGTGCAGTTGGCAGCGTCACAGCAGCGGTGGCGGTTAGCGATAAAACAGGATTCAAGCTCGCCAGCGATGGCTTGGCACTGGTGACTGCATGGACTGTAGGCATCACCGGCAACATCACCGGCAATCTCAGCGGAAGCGTTGGAAGTGTGACTGGACTGACGGCAAGCAATCTTGATGCTGCTGTTTCTTCTCGACTCGCACCTACTGTCTCAGGCAGAACGCTTGACGTGACCGCAACGGGAGCCGCTGGCATCGATTGGGGTAACGTCGAGAATCAGTCTGCTTCAGTTGGTCTGAGTGACACATACATGAACAACGTCACTTCTGTTGACCAAACGGATTTGGTAATTCAACTTGCTGCTGGTGCATTGGGTCCAGGTGCAATCGACACAGACATCAAAAATGCTGTGTGGAATGGTCTTCCAAGCTCTGGATACACGAATGGAAGTTTTGGAGATCGCATTTTAATTTCAACTTCCGACCAGCGTGAAGTGGCTATTACCGGATCAAATCACGTTGCAGCAGACATTCATGAACTGCAACCAGCAGTTATTACAGCAGCAGACTTTGCAACTGGAGCAATCGATGCTAATGCATTAGCAGCAGACGCAGCAACAGAGATTGCAACCGCAGTCGCAGCAACCCAGGCTCTCAGTCGCCTTGATTCCATGATCGAAAGCGACGGTGCAGGTCAGTTCCGATTTGACACGATTGCACTTTCAATGGGTGCTGGCGGTGCAGGCGGAACGGATTGGACGGCGAATGAGCGAACGGCGATCCGGTCGATACTAGGATTCGATTCATCAGGAACGGTATCGCTTCCGACTGTTGGAGTGATGGATGCCGTCAAGGACAAGACCGACTTGATCACCAGTGGAAGCATCAGCGTAATAGAAGATCGGGTCAATAACGACACGATCACGATGCAATACAACGAAAGCACAACCGCAACCGTTAACCTAGACGAGAACACCACCTCGGCCACATTGCAGTTTGTCGTCTCTAGGCCAGATGGAACCGACATCTTGACCATTCCCAACGGATCGATCACCAGGACATCGACAAGCTTTACTGTGACGATAACCACTGCTGTGACGGCAACGCTCGGCCAGTATCTATGGTCATTGCGTGACATCACTGGTGCATCTAATCGGGTTATTACCAAGGGCGTATTGACCGTGCAAAACGCAGCGAGTGCATAGTATGAAACTATGCAGATGCGGTGAAGTGGTTAAAGACAAATGCCCGAGGTGTTACAAGCCTAGCAAGCGGTTCGAGAACTACTACACAAACGAACACAGGAAAGCATCGGAACGATACAGAGCGCAGCATCCGCTTTGCGAGTGCTGCATGATGCGATTCGGTGTGATGTCTGCAAATCCTTCGCGGGACATGCATCACATAGTAAAGATCGTAGATAATCGTGACATGAAAATGGACTCGAACAATTGGCTCGCGCTTTGCAGGGACTGTCATCAAGAAATCGAAGGCAACACAACCATCGGTTACAATGTGAAGCAGTGGAGTCTCGCTAACTACAACGAGGTGATCAATGACCGGACGTAAACCGCTAGCATCAGCAGTGCATGAGCAATCGGGCGCATACGCAAAGAACCCACAGCGAAGAAACAAGAACGAGCCTAAGCCATCACCGGGCTGGCCTGACATGCCAGAGATTGTAAAGCTCGATCAGAAGGCATCGGAATGCTGGGATCGCGTTTGCAAGAACCTCGACGACATGCGAGTCCTGACAAAGGCTGAACTGGACATCCTGACATGCTATTGCCTGGACTGGTCGCAGTTCTGCTGGTTGTGGGAAACATGCAAGGAAGGCAACGTGGCATCCTACGACGACAAAGGCAAGTCGATTGTCTCACCGGCGGCTAATCAGATTCACAAGTACGCTGATAGATTGCTGAAGCGTCAGTCTGAACTTGGGCTAACGCCAAGTGCCAGGACCAGACTTCACGCGCCGCAAAAAGAAGAAGAAGATGAGTTCCAGCAATGGATGAAGAGGGCAATGAGCAGTGATAACTAGCGGTATTTCGGCAAAGATCGATGGATATGTAGCTGGAGTAATTTCCGGCGACATCATCGCATGCAAGCGAGTGACGCAGGCAACGCAGCGTTACCTCGATGATCTTGCACGCCAAAATACTGACGAGTTTCCTTACTACTTTGATCGCAAGTGGGCTACGCTCGTTTGCGATTTCTTCCCGTGTGTCTTAAAGCACTCCATCGGCGAGTTTGCCGGTCGGCCGTTTGAGCTTGAGCCATGGCAAGCATTCTGTATCTGGAACATCTTTGGCTGGAAGCGAGCATCGGATAACTCGCGTCGATTCCGCAAGATTTACTGGTCGATGGGCAGAAAGAACGGCAAGTCTAGCGTTGCTGCCGGATTGTGTCTGTTTCTCGCATCTGGTGACATCGATCCAGCGACAGGAAAGCCTGAGGCAGTTGGTCAGGTGTTGCTTGCAGCGACGAAGAAAGAACAAGCGGCAGTGGTTTACGGCGAAGCAGAACGGATGCGAGCCCAGTCCGCAGCACTTAAGTCGATGTCTGATGTAAAGCACGAGACGATCACGTTCAAGCATAGTGGAACGTATATTCGCAAGGTTTCATCCGATCGTCCTTTGGACGGCATGAGCCCATCGACCGTGGTCATGGATGAAATCCACGCTTGGGGACATCATCATCGCAAGTTTTACGACACGATGGTAACTGGTTCTGCTGCAAGAACTCAGCCATTGCAAATTATCGTCACCACTGCTGGCGCGGATGATTCTTACCTTTGGCTTGAGAACTACGACTACGCTTGCCAAGTGCTTGACAGGAACTACAAAGACGAGTCGCTGTTTGCTATCTGTTACGAACTTGATGTCGAAGACGATCCATCCGATGAAAAGCTTTGGTACAAAGCAAATCCAAACATTGGCGTATCCTGCTCCATGGATTATTTGCGTCAGCGTTGGAACGAGGATAAGCACACCGCAATCGGCCGCAACCGATTTATGCGATACCATGGGAATCGCGTTGTATCTTCAACCGAAAAAGCGTTTGACTTGGTAGACTTCGACAAATGTCACGGCGAACTGTCTGACTGGTCGCAAGCTGACGCAGTCGGAGCCGGATGTGACTTAGGGTCTCGAGACGACTTAGCCGCATACGGCCTATGTGCAAGGTTTCCTATTGGCGAACGAGAGGACGGAACTCCGATCTATCGTTACGAACTCAAGGTGCGATGCTTTATCGCCGAGGATTGCAGACGCGATTTATCCAGAAACCCGTTCGCACAATGGATATACCAAGGAAAGCTTGAAGTACACAAATATCCTATCGCCGAACTGCAAAATAAACTTATCGAAGATTGTCAGGAATTAGGAATCCGTCGCGTTGCATACGATCCGTATAACGGACAGCAACTGTGCGAAAACCTCGAGCAAGAGGGCATCGAGGCGGCTCGTATGGCTCAAAACTCAACGAGTTTCAATGAGCCGATCCGCGATTTTATTCAAGCAATGAAAGACGGTCGCCTTCGGTTTGATGATAAAGAATTGCTTCGATGGGCGGCATCGAATGCAATCATCGTTAGGGATAATGCAGATCGCTGGATGTTTGATAAAAAAACATCGTCTGAACAGAAGACTAATGCTAAAATCGACCCGATTGTAGCATCGGTCATGGCGTTCAGGATTTGTAGTAGAGAACAACATCGCGCAACTGGCTCGCTCTTAATAACGTAGGGAGATGAAATGAAGAGTATTTTCTACCAGTTGGCAAAATGGATGGGATTGTCAGAAGATGACGATTACGCACAAAAGAAACATATTGGCATTAACGATGCTCTATCTCTGCCTCCTGTTTGGTACGCTCATAACCGAATTGTCGGTGATGTTGGTTTGCTGCCGCTAGACATTAAGAAGGCATCAGGAGAAGGAGCAGAGAGCGACTATCGGCATCCTAGCTACAAGTTGTTCCGAGAAGCACCGAACAGCATGCAGTCGCCTTCGCTGTTCAAGGAACAGGTCGCAAGCCATGCAATTATGTTTGGCAACGGAAGAGCTGCAATCGTCCGCGATGATTCAGGAAGTCCGGTTGAACTGATTCCGATCATGCCCGACAGGACTGTGACCGTAATCGTTGACGGCATTAAGTACCATGTGACGAAACCTGACATGGATTCCTACGAGAATCTAATGTACGACTTCTCGATGAATACTGACAAGTACGTCATTCTTGAGGATAAGGACGTTTTGCACATCACTGGATTCAGTCACAATGGCGTAACTGGAATCGGACTGCTAAACATCGGGCAGGATCTGTTTAGCATTGGCAAGAGATCACAAACCTACGTTGACACGCAACTCGGAAAAGGATTCCGAGGCAAGCTGTTCATCGAAGCACCGGTAGGGATGTTCCGAGAAGAAGCAAAGGCCAGAGAGTTCCTACAGCACTTTAACGAGACGGAAGCGGGGGCCGACAACGCTGGCAAGGCAGCAATGCTTCGAGAAGGTATGAAGGTCAACGCAGTCTCTGTAACGAACCAGGATTCGCAGTTCATCGAACTTCAAAAGTTTACGAGGCAGGATGTCGGCATGCTCTTCGGAATTGAAGCGATGCCAGGGGATCCAGACGGTTCAAGTTACAACGGGCATGAGCAGAAGAACCTGGCCTATTTGGTCGCGCTGGATCGCTGGCTTGTAAAGTTCGAGGAGCAATGTGACATGAAACTGCTGACTCAGTCGCAGAAGATTCGCAGAAGCCACTTCCACAAGTTTAACCGAGCGTCGATTCATAGGACGGATTTGCAGACAACAACTCAGTCGTTGGCATTGCTAGTAACGCATCGAATCATGTCTCCGAACGAAGCTCGAGCAAAGCTTGACTTGAATCCATACGAAGGTGGCGATGAGTTTGCTAACCCAGCAATCACGCCAGGGTCTCCGCAGCAAGACGAGTCTGAGTCTGATGCGTCACCGGAGGAGGATGAAAGCAGCGAAGAAGATGCGTCCGAGGATGCACAAGAAGAGCAATCCCAGGCATCTGCAATGGCAAGTCGAGCGGTTGAAGAAACCATTCGCAGTCTAATCAAGACTGAAGCGAACAACGCAATTGCTGGAGCGAAGTCCAAAAACTTTGGAGTATGGATCAACAAGAACTACCCTAAGTGGGAATCGAAGCTTGCCGAAAAACTCGAAGCTTTGGGCCTAGACCGCGATCTAGCAACGAAGCATTGCCAACAAAGCGTAGATGCTTTGTGCAAGATCGCTGCAAGGGAAACAAACAATCTGCCAATGGCAATCGCCGCCGAAGTGGCAGTTTGGACCGACCGGACCTTCAACCTCATGGGAATCAATAAATGATCGTTATCAACAAGGCAAAAAATGAATTGTTCGTCGATGGAGTTATCGGAGCGGATTGGACTGGTGAAGGAGTCACTGCGATGTCCGTCTCCGATGCTCTAGAGAGCCTAGACGGAGGGCGAGCAACGATTCGCATCAACTCCCCAGGCGGATCTGCGGACGAAGGCATAGCAATTTACAACACGTTAAAACGCTATCCAGGTGGGGTCGATACGGTCAACGAAGCGTTGGCAGCATCGGCAGCATCGGTAGTTTTTCTCGCGGGAGAAACCAGAACGATGTCGTCAGGATCTCGAATCATGATCCACCGAGCGTTGACCATCGAAATCGGCAATGCTGACAGGATGCGAAAAACGGCAGATGTCCTTGAGGCATACGACAAGTCGCTGATTGAAATATATTCGCAATACATGCCTGACAACGAAGAGGAAATCATGTCTCTGCTTTCTGCTGAAACATGGTATTCGGCCGACAACGCAGTCTCTGCTGGGCTGGCTACGGCGAAGACCGAAAAGAAGTCCAAAGCGAAGGCAGCAATGGCGGCATGGTTCAAGAATCCTCCAGAGGATATTTCGATCCAATCGCTTCGCAGAGACCTTGTGAAATCAAGGCTCGCGTTCGCAAACTTGACAACTGCGAAAAACAAATAATAATGCTTGAGCATTGAGCATAAGTCTCACGCAATTTTGTCGAGGATTTCAAGTCCGTGATTATTGGCTTGGTTCCTGACTGTGAATCGTTTTGTTTCGTTTCCCAGTCGGTTATCAGGCTCTTTTCACGCCTGTGCCGATATTACACAGGATTTTGACATGAAATCTCCAATCGAACTCAGCAAGGAAATCCAAGCCTTGCAAGCTAAGGTCGAAGGCATTCAAGCGCTTGCTGCTGAAGAAAGCCGCGACTTCACCGCTGAAGAAACTCTTGAAATCGATGCGATCATCGACAAGCAGATTCCAAAGCTTTCCGACGATCTTCGTCGCGCTGAAAAGGTGCAGAACTTTGTTGCCGCAAAGGTAGCAAAGATCGAGTCGCCCGAGGCGGAAAAGCCACAAGCCAAGATTCCTGCTCAGGCTCGAGCATATCGAAAGCTTGAAGCGTTCAATAACGAATACGATGCCTACGCATCCGGCCAATTCGTCTTGGCAAACCTGTTCAACAACAGCAAGGCAAAGCAGTTCTGTGCCGACAACGGCATCCGAAATGCGATGTCCACCGGCGACAATACCCTTGGCGGTTTCCTGGTTCCAGAACCGATGGAAGCAGCGATCATCGAACTGCGAGAGCAATTCGGTGTCGCCCGTCAAAACAGTCGCGTTTGGCCGATGAGCGACAGCGTCACCATCGTTCCTAAGCTGGCTGGCGAAGTCACTGGCTACTATGTCGGCGAAGGTGCGACTATCACTGCATCGGACATGACTGTCCAACAAGTCAAGCTGGATGCCAAAAAGTTGGCAGCAATGGTTGTTGTTTCTTCCGAACTGTCGGAAGATTCGGTGATCAGCGTTGCTGAAATGGTTTCGCGGTCGGTTGCCTACACCATGGCAGTCAAGGAAGACGAAGCATTGTTCCTCGGTGATGGTACATCGACCTACGGTGGCATCGTTGGACTCGCAGGAGCCCTCGCTGCCGGATCGCTGGTTACTGCAACCAGCAATCTGACGTTCAGTGCGTTGACCTTCGCAAACTTCGAGTCCGTTGTCGGTGCTTGCAAGATGTACAGCGGTATTCAGCCAAAGTGGTACATCAGCAACGCTGGTTGGTCAGCATCGATGCAACGACTGGCAAACGCTGCTGGTGGTGTCACGATGGCCGAAATCGCTGGCGGAATGAGTCGAAGCTTTCTCGGTTATCCAGTTGTAGTTTCTCAAGTCCTTGAGTCGCGATTGACCGGAACCACTGGCTTGCGAGCTTGCTACTTCGGCGATCTTTCGATGGGATCCTACCTCGGAACCCGTCGCGGTATCTCGATTGCACTCGATTCAAGCCGATACTTCGAGCTTGACCAAGTAGCAATCAAAGCTACCCAGCGATTCGACATCAACGTGCATGATCGCGGAACCGCATCAGCATCTGGTGGAATCATCGGTCTCGTCTTCGGCTGATCCTAACCGCTTCCTCCGAGCGGTTCTGCTGCCGCTGGATTCGTCTGGCGGCAGCTTTTTGACTCACAACAAATTTCAAACAGGATTTTAAATATGAAAAATTTGCAATCTGTCAAGCGTAATGTGATGCTTGCACCAATTACTGCTGCGACCACTGCCAGGACCGCTAACCTCGATTGTGCTGGTGCAGACTATGCCACCATCGAGATCATCCTCGGCGCAGAACTGAACACCAACAGCACTAACGTAGCTGTTCGGTTGCTTGAGTCGGACAACACGACTGCTTCCAACTTTGCTACGTTCAACTCGTCGTTCAATCGAACGCTTGATAACACGGCAGCGGTAGTTGCAGCGTTCAATATTGATCTCAAGGCTCGCAAGCGATACTTGCGAATTGAAGTCACGCCTGACACGACCACCAACGGCGCAGTCTTGTCCTCTGTGATTGGTGGACTTGATCTTGAAATCGCAAACAGTGCGAACAGCAGCAATGCTGACGTAGTTGTTGTTGGCTAGTCTAAAACTGCTCGGAGGAAGAGATGGTTAAGGAAGTCAAGGTTAAGGCATTGATGACTGCTCCCAGGTACGAAAATACTTGGTGCAGAAATCAGATTGAGGCAGTGCTGAAGCACATGAAGATCACATTCGAGATTTCTCTCGGAGTGTACTACGGACAGTGCATGCAGATGATGATGGAGAGTTCGGTTGCAGAAACCGACTACCTCATCACCATCGACGGCGATACTTGCTTCAAGCCAAGTCAATTGCAACGATTGCTAAACATAATTGTCCAAGAGGACATGGATGCTTTAGCAGGAATGCAGATTCGCAGAGGCAAGAAATCGATGCTAGGTGCAATCCTCGGCGCAGATACTACCTCATGCAAATGGTCTGGCTATCCGATCAAGGTTGACACGGCGCACTTCGGTTTGACCGTAATCAACTCGAGGAAACTTGAGCAGGTGAAAAAGCCATGGTTTTTTTGCCAGCCTGATGAGAACGGACAATGGGGCGATGCAAAGATCGATTCGGATGTTTGGTTTTGGCTACAGTGGCAAAAGGCTGGAAACAGCGTGTTCATCGATCCAGATTGCAGACTTGGACATGTCGAAGAGATGGTTGTGATGTACGACGGAAATTACGAACCCACCCACATGTACCCAAAAGAATGGATTGAACACGATGTTGATACGACTTTTGAAGATGTGGCATCGGCAGAATCCGGCATCAGTTGTTGATGTTACTCCTGGCGTTGCTGATTACCTGATACGGGCAGGCATTGGTGAATCTTATGAAAATCCAAGCAGAACTAGTGACGGGTCCGACAGCGGAACCGTTGAGCCTAGCAGAGGTAAAAAAGCACCTAGAGATCGC